CCACTTTCAATAGTTCCTTTCTTAACTGCTTTAATGTTTACTCCTAAGTGCTTTAAGTCTGCTATTAGTCTAGGCTCTGCTGAATCTGCTATGATTAATTTACTATCTACTTTGTCAAGTATTATCTGAGCAAGCTCTTGACTCTTTAATCCATTGCGATACAGGTGTTCCTTTAAGTAAATCTTCTTATGCTTCTTGTCTATTGCTACTTCAGTAAGTGAATCAGGATCAATACTAAAACCAAAGTCCATTCCACAAGAAGTCTGTAAGTCATCAGGATTAAATGCACCTATACTCCAATTCTCAAAGACTACTCCCTCAGCTTTCGCTAACCAACCTCCTAGAATCTTATGCTGATACTTTTTAAAGTTGTTATGCTTTATACTCTTAATACGCTCTAAGAAGCTCGTAGAGAGATTTGTTTCATTGTCTAGGTATGTACTATGGATATAGCATACATTGTCTTTAACACCATTAAAACCACCTTCAATACCTTTGTCCTCAAAAAACCTCTTGTATATCCAATGTTCTTTAGTAACAGGATTCAATACTAATATGATTCTATTCTGCACTTTCTTTTCCCTTATACTTAAGTCTATTGTATCAAAGATGTTTTCATCTACAAGTTCTTCGGCTTCATCAAGAACCCAAGTGCTTATACCTTGTAATGACTTTAGGCTTGCAGTCTGATTTCCTGCTGATGTCTTGATACCTCTAAATAGAATGTCTGATTTGTTTCCTAAGTTTATTACCTCTGCTTTGTTTACACTAAAGGTATTCTCATATCCTAAGAGTCCTATCTTCTCTAAGAACTCAGGAATGATTGACAAGTGTGCTGATGTCATTGTGTAACGTGTGAATAGGACTCTAACATTCCTAGACATAGTTAAGAGCGTAAGAAAGACTGTAACAGCAAAAGACTTACCTGAACCCCTACCTCCTGTTATAATAAAGTATCTAGCATCAGACTTAAATAGTGCTGTGTATTTGTCGCTAAGATTCAGAGCTTATAAAGTTTATTAAAGGTACATTAAGACTTTCATCATTAGTAGTTACGTCTACTCTTTGCTGTGGTTTACCGTAGAAGTATTCAAAGTATAATTTAACTGCCCATTGTTGTTTCTTTTCTATACCTTCTTGTAAAGCGTCTAATGCTATTCCACTCATTGGTGTTAAGTGTTCTATAAGCTTTTGTTCTTCAGCTTTACCTTTACGTCCTGCTCCTTGTCTTGCACCACCGTTGTTTGTTCGTTTATCCATAATTGAAATAGATTGATTATTCAATCTTATATTATATAATAGAAATTACTCGTATTCATTTGGAAGCATTAGTCTTATACCTAATTCAGTTATTGCCCACATTCTTATTTGGTCTGCATATATCTCAAAGGCTTTGCTATCCATTCTAGCAGTAGACTTAACTGTTTGTATTGCTACTGTCCGATCATTTACTTCTATGTTATTCCATTCACTTGAGAACTTAACCTTTAGTAAGTCGTGTATTTCATCAGGAAAGTAACCTAGTTCATTAGATAGTGTCTGTACTATACAACTCCAATAATAGTTATTCTGCATATTACTTCTTGTGTTTCTTTGTTTCTTAACGTCTACTAAATAGTCATTGCCTAATTCCTTTAAATAGTTAATTAGAGTTTGCTTATCTTTATCACACTTTATCACAAACTTCATTAGTCAAAGGATTCATTGATTCCTCTTTCGCCTATTAGCTTTTCTTTTGCTCCTGCCCATAAGTTATCTCTCCTCTTGCTTAGACTAGGCTCTGTTCTTTGTAAAGTTGGTATGCCTTCTGTTGGTTCGCTATCCATATACTTACCACAACTACATTCAGCTTCCTTTGCAACCCAAGCTCCATCTCTGTGAACTATTGTAGCCTTAGATAGTTCTTTAGTCTTTCCACATTCGCAAGTGTATAGTGTCATCTCTTTAGCTTATCAAGTTCAAACTCTAAATGGTTTATAGCTTTCTGTATGCACTGAATCGGAGAGTCGTGTTTTCTATCTGCTCTTAGTAAATAAGTTACTGCCGTTCCTAGATTATAGGATAAATCAAAATCCTCTATTACTTTACGAGCTTCTATCTTGTATCGTCTTCCTATGTAGTAACTTGGTATTCTATTGTTTTTCATTTAGTCTATCGTTTTCTAGTCCTCCTGTTAGTGTTTCTACTTTATCCATTTTCCATAGGAACTTTTCCTTTTTTCTGTTCTTTATTCTTGTTTCTATTATGCTCATAAAAATAACTATAAAGAAAAAGATTGCTGTTAAGATGCCTAGTATTGTAAATATTATCATTTGCTTAAAAGTTTTAGTAATTGACTAGATGTGTATATGCGATCATCTCCATCATAGTTTTCATAGATACAAGTAAAGTTGTCATCTTTCCAAGTCCACAAAGCTCTGACATTCTTTTTGATATTGTCTTTCAATATCCATTTGATTGTTTTGTATGTTCTTTCCATAATTATTGTTTTAGTTAGTTGTATTGGGGAGGTAACCACACCCCCCCTTTACTACTCAGGTCTGAAAAATTAAAAGCTTTTAGGTCTTACCCTTTATTGATTAATTATTTCCTGAGTATTCTTTATATATCTTTTTTATTCCATCAAAGCAAGCTGCTATACAAGAACCACAATTAGTTCCTGTTGAATAGTTAGTGCTGTATAACGTATTGTAAATCTCAATCATTTTCTTCTTTGCCGTTTGGTCTTTAGCTCTCCCAGTTTTTAAGTCATCCCATAGAATTATAATCTCTGCTATTATTTCTTCAGGTATATCTGTTCTTACTTCTACTTCTGTTGTCTTACCCCAATACTTCTGAGGACATTCTTGACTGCTTATCCTTGCTTTTACTTTCATAAAACATAAGCACCTCTTACATTGTCCTGAAGGCTTAAAGTAATAGACGCAAGACTTACAGATGTTTATCCTATCTTCATATATATCTTTTGGTACGAAGAACTTATTCATAGTGATAATAGTATTTCTTTGCAAAGCTCATAAGGTACTTTACTTCTTTCATAATTGTTTTTCATTCCTTGAGTTCCTGTTCTTGATCCTCTTGGAGAAGGTTGATGCTGACAGTTAGTATTCCCATTAAAACAAATTGGTCTTGGTTTCCATCCATTAACATTAAATAAAGAATAGATATGATTACTCCAAATGTCAGTAGGCTTTGCTCTAACATCTCCATAAGTACAATACCAAACAGTTGTCTTAGGTATTCCTAACATAAAATCCATCTTTCTTAAATATCCTCTAGGATTCTCAATAAAATATTTGCAATCATATTCTTTAATTAATCTTAAAGTATTAATAACAAGTCTATCACTCTTTGCTGCAAAATCAGTCTTAGGCTTTCCCATATCTCTATGATGACTTATAGCAGCTATTGAATAAGTTGTGCAAGGAGGTGAAGCCCAAATTAAGTCAGGAGCAAAAGGTATATCTTCTTTTGTAAGAAATTCAATGTCTTTAACTAAATCTATTCCTTCAAAGTTATTAATATCTATAGAGAAAACCTCATAGCCTAATTCATCAGCTACTTTTCCTATTGATCTACTTCCTGCAAATAATTCTAAGACTTTCATTATTCTTTTAACTTATGTTTTAATTGTACTCTTACTTTATCTATTGTTGTAAACAAGCTGTTTCTACTTATCCCAGTCTTTGCAGCGAGTGAGTCTAATGTATTGCCTTCATAATAGTATAAAGTAAAAACCTTAGAATCATACCAAGAAAAGCTCTCTAAAGCACTATCTATCTTTTCTAGGCTATACCATTGATAACTACTAGTTATTTCGTTAGGCAAGTTGTAAAGGTGTTTAGATGGTATTGTTTCTCCTGATTGCATTTCATCATAAGTAACTGCACTTGTTAAACTATCTATGTGTGTGTAATACTTCTTGTACTTATAATAGTAATTACTTCTCGGACTTGTTAATGCTCGTCTTAATGCAACTGCTCCATATCTTGTAACTCCATCTATTCCGTCTTTGTCGTATATAGCTTTTAATGTTTCAGTATTCATCTGTAAGAAATAAATCATAAGTTCCTGTACCGCTTCATTAACTTCATTCTCATCTGAGGTCAGTCCGTAAGCCATAGTCCTAAACTTATCTGTTAGCTTTGATATTTCTTCGTATATCTCAGTCATTAATTGGTTCTATCTTATCAATCTTATTTACTGTGTCCTGTGTTAGTTCATCTAGGACAACTCTGTATGCTCTGACTACTGCTGCATTACTTCTTGTTTCTACTCCTGCAAAGAATCCGTTTGTAGCTACTGCTAAGTTAATTGGTATAATTAGCAACCAATCCCAAAAGTTTTCTTCCCTTTGTCCTGCTCCATAGTTATTGTGATACTCCAATATAATTTCAACCACCTCTAAGTAATTCTCATATCTACTTTTTGTACTTACTTCTTTTGCGAACTCTTTACACATTGTTATGTAAGTATCAATAATTACTCTGTGTTCATCATTTGCGTAAATTGGTTCTGTCATACGCCAAAGATAATCAATTTGTTACTCTATACCTTTTTCTTCTTTCAAGTTTTCAACAAGCTTTTTGTAATAA